GGCCCCGCCATACTGGCGCAACAGATGCCTTATCACATGGTCTGGACGCTCGATGAGCGCATTGGCAGTGCCGGTGATAGTCCCCGACCCGTCATCCGCCCAGCCATCCAGATCCACGCTGACGTTGCCGATCTTGCTGTCGGCGACGGAGTTTCCAGAGAGGCTAACGGTGCCCGTTTTGCTCACGCCGGAATTGTTGGTGCTGGTGCCGCTGTAGACCCAATAGACGGGCGTAAAGCCGATCTCATAGATCCGCCAACTTCCGCCAGATCGCGTAAAGCTCATTGTCGTCACCTGAGCCCATGCGCTAACCGGGATGCTCTTCGAGATAGTGTTGGATGGTGCTGCGGCGAAATCTGAGTTCGAGCCCAACAGCGTACCATTGAGGTAGAGATAGCTCGGAGTGGAGCCGGTGCTGAACGTCGCTCGCACGCTCACGGATACGCTGGTCGGCACCCGACCGGTGGTCGTTCCGCCGACTGAGCTTGTTACGTTTCCGCCATTGGCGTTCAGCAGGCCGTAAGTGCCGCCATTACCGTCGTGAATGTAACTGCACGTCCCACTCCAGCCTCCGCCGCTGCAACCGGTGTATGTCATCGTGTAGGCTGAGCCGCCAGATATGCTGTGGGCGTGGCCAGACTCGGTAACGGAGATCCCATCCGCCACCTCGATCGACGGCTCCTTGTAGATGATTGGTAAGGTGTGGAAGCGGACCAGGGCAGTGCTGCTGCTGTCGTTCAGCAGGTGGAACGGGTAGGCCTGGACGGCGGTGGTGTCGGCGTGAGAATCATTGTCGGAGCCGTTGGCTCCGCGGGTGCAGCCCGTGAGGTCGTTGGAACTCTTGCCGGTATAGGTGATCCATTCGTCCTCGATGAGGACAGAGCCGACATCTGGACACACGCTACCATCGGTGACAGTGATCGTAGTGACCGAGTCCGATATCGCGCCGTTCAGCGTCGTACTCGTGCCATGCTGCCGCACGCCGTCGACGTAGACTGGCCCGAGCTGCTTCGCTGGGTGGTCCAGCGCCAGGTAATCATATTGAGTCTGGATCTCCGCGCAGATGGCGCCGAGGGCATGCCCGCCGGCGCTGGTCCCGCTGGCGCCGCGGGTGCAGCCCGTGAGGCTGTTACCGGAGACGCCGGTGTAGGTGATCTGCTCCTGGTCGATCTGGACGGTGCCCGAGGAGGGAAAGGCCGAGGCGTCGGTGAGTGGGATTGTCGCATCCTCGGCGTCGATGTTATCGGTGAGAGTGCTCAGGCTGCCGGCGTCGATAGCCAGGCACGGCGCCTGGCTGATAGAGCCATAGGCGATGGGCTTGACCTTGCCAATGTCGTCCGGGTCTGCTCCGCTGTAATCATCGAGGCTGAGCGGCTCGCCGACGATCCGGTTGTGGCGGCGAGCCCATGAGACAGCATCAAAGCGGATGCTTCCCCCGCCGATCTGGATGGGCCCGCTAATCTCGCCCCTGAACAGTGTATCAGCGTCCGATTCCGAGGAGCCGATGGCCCAGAGCAGCAGATCCACCCGGGCACCGACACGCACGACGTTGCGGTTGGCGGCCGTGTCGGCGATCTCGATGCTGGTATCGGTGAGGGCCTCGACGGTCTCATAGAGTGGCGCCAGATCCAGGAGTTGGCCCGCATAATCGTTTGTGATGGTGCGTTCGTCGGCGGCCAGATATCGGGTGCCGCGCCCCATGGCACGGATCTGAACAAGCCACCGGAATGCGCCGCCGGCGGTCTTGGCGATCTCAGTGCTCAGCGCGCTGGCGAGGCTGCGCATCAGATCACCCGGAGTGTGAGGGAGATGGCATAATAGGCATTGCGGCGGACTGCCTCGATGACGTCCTGGGCGAATCGCACATCGTAGGTATCCCCGAGTGAATCTAGGAATTGCCACTCGCCGACGCGACCGTTTACGCCGCCGCTGCCAATGGCCAGGCGAAAGAAATCCTCGATGTCGTCGGCCTCGTCCTCCGTCAGCGGATAGAGGTCCACCGAGAATACCTGAGTCTCATCGCCCCAGTCATAGATCACCTGCCCTCCGGCGTCCGTATCGAAGGCGGTCTGATAGAGGCGCCGCGGCCGGGACAGCGGGAGGTTCTCCACATCTCCCAGGGTGACAAGGACCGATGGCGAGGCAACGGTGGGATAGGCGAGCTTGATTGTCACCTCTGGGCCACTCCGATCTCCGGGATGAGTACGTCACGCACCCAGCGGCGGGTCTCAGAGGGCGACATGGGCCAGCCTCCCTGGGTGTGGATATTGATGCTGCCGAAAGTCTGGCTGTTGCTTATCACGCGCTCGCCGGCATGGAGTTGATATAGGCCAGAGGCCGAGATATCACCGCCAACGGCGCGGCTGCCGATTGCATCCTCTCGCGCATAGCGACTCAACACCTCCTCTAAAAGACTGTTGAGTTCGTCTCCCGGTCGAGGAGGGCCAGGAATCAGGCCGAACGTCAGATCGGAGGCTGCGCCGCGGACGCTCTCCCCAGCCGCTCTTGCATAGCCGAGGGCCTGTTCCCAGAATCGTGCGATCGCTTCCAGCTGTTGCGGCAAATCCCCGACAAGCCCCTGCAGATCGTTAGCGACCTGCTCAATGGCGGGTGCGAATTGTATTGCCAGGGATCGGGTAAGCGCCTGAACGGATTGCGTGATCCTGGTGATGGCGTCATTGGCCGCAGCCATCTGATCGGCGCTCACCCTATCCAGGGTCAAGCCGAGCTTGTCGGCCTCCTTCCACATGTCGGTTACGCCCTTGGTGCCATTGGCCATGACTTGCAGCATCTGCGTTCCGCTGCGACCCATCACGTCCATCGCCGCCGCAGTGCGATCTGCCTCATTATCCAGCTTGGACATGGCGTCCGTCAGCGCCAGGAACTGGGCTTCGGCGTCCAGGTCCTTGAAGTCCTGCGCGTTGATACCGAGCTTCTCGAAGGCGTCGGCGTACTGCTTGGTGCCGTCCACGGCCTCGACCGCGGCGCGTTGGGCCGTCTGTACGGCCTTGGCCACGGCGTCTAGCGAGGTTCCCGATAGCCTGGCGGCATGGTCCATGCGGGACAGAAACTCAGTGCTCGCGCCCGTCCTCTGGGCCAGTTTCTGGATGGCATCGCCAGCGTCCAGGCTTTGTTTTATCAGCGCCACAAAGCCGCCGGCACCTATCAGGCCACCGATGGTCCCAGTTAGGCTCTTCAGAGTTCCGCCGAGTAGGCCGGCCTGTTTGTCTGTGCCGAGCAGATTTGCCTTCAGGCTCTTGAACGCCGCGGAACTCTTGTCCTCGGCGGTGAGCTCATAGCGGGCTTCGGCGCGCGCGAACGGCATCTTTCAAGCGATTCCTCGACGGCGGTCATGGCGTCGACGTACCATGCGGACTGATCGAGTAGGCCCCCAGCCACGGGTAGCACGCCCTGGCGATAGTGGCAATGCCAGTCCAGCAGGATCCATACCCAGGCCGGGATCAGGAGCCGCGGGCAGATGTTCGTCTCGGTCCCGTCTGGCAGGCGCCAGCTGGAGAAAGCCTCCGCCGAGCATGGGGAGCGCCGGCAGCACTCGAAGTCCGGCTGGCGGGTGGCGACTGCGATCAGAATGTTTTTTTTTCATCGCTCGAGAGTCCAGAGATGGCGAGGATCTTGTCCGCGATCGCCAGATAGGCCGCGTGCGACAGGCGGTCTAGATTGGCCTGCGGATCATTCGCGTCCCACGCCGGGGCTCCGCCTCCGCTCCAGCCACGCAGCGAACACCGGACGGCATGCGTCAAGGCTGCACCGATGGCCCGCACCTGCCTCTCATCGTCACCACCAACCAGCCGGAGGCCGACCTGAATGGGAAGGGCCTGCTCGGCGGTCAGGGGAAGGAGCGAGAAAGTCACGCCCTCGAATTGGAAATCGACCGCAATCCTGGGGGAGATAAAAGCCGTCATGTCAGCGCCAAGCTGACCTCGTCGTTGCCGCTATCCTCGGCGCAAGTGAAGGGGATGTCGTAGATCATGATGCCGTCCCGATCCCCGGGATTCAGCTCCCTGTCGGTGCAGGCTGGTGCGGTCAGCGTCGCTATGTTTCCCGCGGTGGCGCCGATCGTAATTGTCAGAGCCTGCGAGGTCCCGTCCTCCCAGTCAGACCACCAGTCATGCGTGGCGACGAGTGCTGCCTCCGGGTTCAAGGAGCCGAGGACGTTGCGGTCTGTGATGATGGCTGCGCCGTAGCCACTCGCGGCATTGACTGATGGCGTCATCTGTAGCGCGTTCTGCATGTCGACGGTTAGCGCCTGGATGATGCCGGCATAGCCGCCGAAGGTGAAGCTCGCCGACTTCACGATGGGCGCCACCGTCCCGTCGAAGGTCGGCGTTGCCAGGGCGACATCAGTCGGGCCCGCGCAATGACCCCAGAGTCTGAAATGGAGCATGCCACGCTCACCGGCCGGGGCGTTGAGGCTCCAGTTGCCACGGCAGCCGGTGAACTTCTGCAACAGTCCATCCCGATAGACCCAGACCGTTACGGACTTCATGTTCGCATAGGCGGATACTGGTTCATAAGTTACGCTGGTCGCGCCGACTATAGTCTCGCTCATCCCGCAAGCCTGGATAATCGGCCCCCATTCCGGAGCCGTGCCGGCGCTGCCGGAGCCCGCCAGGGGCACATCGAAGTTAAGCTCGGCGTACCAGCGCGCGAGGATGGGAGCGGATCTGCCGATATACGCCTTGGCCTGGACTGGCTCGATTAGCTCACTTGAGTAGACCACGGCGAGATTCTCGACCGCTACCGCGTCGCTGCCGGCCGGCGTCGGGTCCGAGTCATAGACTGATTCCAGCTTCGCTGTAACTATATGGCGCTTGGTGAGGAGAGGCACGGTAAACTCCTTATGTCGCTCGGGACGGATCTGTCCTCAGTGTCCGGTAGCGGAATCGCCACAGCATGTCTACCCGGGCGGTCGGCTGTTCGCCTTCTCCGGAAAGCTCCGGCTCGCTGGTCAGGTCCTCTATGGTGTCATAGACGCCGGTAATCCCCTGGGTAATATCATCCATCAGGGTCTCGGTGATCTCCTGCGTGATGCGGTTCACCGTCGTGTCGATATCGCTGGTGGCGCGCACGCGAATCTCGAAGGTCACCCCAAAGAGATGATCCACATAGGGATAGCTCGCCCCCGGCGCCCCATCGGCCACGGGCTGATCAGGCCCCTGCAGGATGTTGATGCTCGGCAGCTTGGCCGATTCCTGTGGATAGACTCTGGCGCGATAGATGTTAGACCCGGTCTCATGCAGGCCTGTGAGACGGCATGCGAGCTCGGACAAGAGCTGCTCGCGCATGTGTTCCATCAGCCGAGTTTCTCCAGCCGCCACTTCAGTTCGCGGGTCAAATTGGCGCTCCAGCTTTGGCGGCCCTTTGGCCCCGTCAGTTCGCGCAAGATGATCTCTCCGGCCAGCGGCTGCAGGAAGATCCTGTTCTCCGCGATCGGCTCCCGCAGGATGCCGGTGCCGGCATAGCGACCCTGGCGCGTGAGACGCTTCTGGGCTCCAGTCCGGCGGAATACACCGCGATGGCCAGAGGGCGAGGTTGCGACGAACCCGCCGGGTACGTCATGGCGCTTCACGCGCACGCCGCTTCGGGTCTGCCTTGGCTCGCCGAGCTCGATCAGAGGAATGGTCAATTTCGTCAGCGCGATGGTGACAGTCAGCGCATTGCGATGTGCTTTCCGCAGCGTCAGCCTGTCGCGCACCAATCTCTGCGGCGAGACCTTCTTCTCACGAGCCAGGGTGCGCGTGGCGGAGGTCCGGGCAGTGGCCCCGGTCTTGTTCAGAGCTGCAGCGGCAGCGGCGGGTGCGATGCGGCGCTGGACGTTGTCCATATCGCGCAGCATCGCCTTATAATCCGCCTTGACGTTCAGGGTGAAGTCAGCCATCAGCTTTGCTCCTCCAGCAGGAGCAGCGTGAACCCCTGGCCGTCTGGCCTGACGTTCGCCACCCGGTATATGGTGGAATCAGCCTGTCGCGTCACCTG